AATAAAAAGACCCCCTCCCCTAAGAGTTAATCTTTCTTACATCGCACGATAATGTGTGTAACTTTGGTAAAAATCCAATTTTAGTAAATTTTCCTTGCTTTTTCTAAGCATTTGAGCTATGATAAACTTATAATGATTTAAAAAACTGGGGGACTACAAACATGGAGCGATATTTGATAATATTCGACATAGATGAAACATTATTTGACAATCATCTAGGTAAAATACCTGAAAGTACATATCTGGCACTAAATAAATTAAAAGAAGCAGGACATACGCTCGCAATCGCAACAGGACGAGCACCTCTAGAGTTAAAAGAAGAAATAAAACAACTTCCAATGGATTTTTTCATTCTCGCAAATGGGCAACTCGTCGTACACAAAGGAGAAATTGTATACGAAAATCCAATCGCTACCGAAATTGTTGAAGCACTCATGGAAATGGCACAAAAAAATGGTGTACATCTAGGATTTAATTCATCAAATTACACATCAGTCACAGGTCTTGATAAAAGTCTTGAAAACTCATTTATGAAATATTATGGAGCGATACCTGAAGTTGGAAATCATATTGAAAAACACGACTCTATATATCAAATGTGGTATCTCGATGGCGACCTTACACAAATATTTGAAGATTTTCATGATAAACTCACTATCTATCCATGGTTAAGTGGCGGAGCAGATGTTGTAGCGCACGGAAGTTCAAAAGCAGCCGGACTCGCACACGCAATAAAAGCAATAAATGAAATCTTACCTGAAAAAATCGTTTTTTTCGGCGACGGAATGAACGACATCGAAATGATGAAAGCTGCCGATATTGGAGTCGCTATGGGAAATGCCGTAACACAACTAAAAGAAGTCGCCACATTTGTAACAAAAGATATAAAAAATGACGGAATTTATCACGCCTGCGTTGAATTAGGACTAATTAATGAAATCCCCTACTCAGCTGAAATTTCTGGGACGAAGTATTCATCGATAAAAACACGTTGCGAAAACGGACAAGCTACAATCCAAGATTTCTTAACCCTCAAAGAGTACTATGTGCTAGAACAAAAATCACCTGAATTTATCTTGGCGCATCTCAAAAAAGCGCTCGAATTTTATCCTCATGAGATATTAATACTTAATGAAATCGCAGCAACTTATGAATTTTTAATCGGAAACGATGAACTTGCTAAAAAATATTACGAAATGGTCTTAGAAATAGATGAAAACCACCTAGTTGCAAAAGACGCAATAAAAAATTTATAATTACAAGAAATCGAGGTGAAAATCTCGATTTTTTGTATTTTCGAAAACACTCTACCTAATTAAAATATGAATATTACAAACTTTGACAAAATTCGCATAGTGTTCGTGATATAATAAAGAAAATGTTTTTATAAAATAAAAAATACACATACAAAGTGAGGATAATATTATGTCAAATAATCGCAAAAATATTTTAACTCGTTTCTCAAAATTTGTTTTAGTTATATCAATTATTTTTTCAAACTTTACAAACAAACATCAAGTTTCCGCAAATAGTGAACTTGAACAACCTGATTTGATTTTTGAAGAAAATGGTGTAGAGATTGACTTTGATGAAGTGATGAGTTTACTCGAAAATAGTGATCTTTATTATGAGGATGATTTCATTGAAAATATAAATCTTGATAATGAAATAATTACTAACTATAGCGATATTGATTACGGTTGGTTTCCTGATTCAAAAGATGAATTTTATTATGATGACAGTTATGATATCTTTATTTCTGATGATTTTGCAGTATACCAAGAAGTGGATAATTGGATTCCAATGTATGAAAAAGATGCCGTTTATATCGATACAGACGAATATGGAGTAGATTGGTGGGTTCTTGAAGTTGAAAATGAAGATTTTGTCGAACCACGAAATGCTGTTTTAAACATTACTGTAACTCAATGGAGTCCTTCACCAAATGGCAACATATTAACACCAGCACATACTACTAACGAAGTCCGTGTAACGAGTAATACTAGATGGAATATTGCCGGAAATGTTAATTGGATTGGTGTTTCTAACGTTACACCTGCGAATATGACGGGAAATGGAATTTTTAGATTACAAGTTTCACAAAATACAACAGCCAGCCAACGATCCGGTGAAATACGAATCACTGGTGGTGGGATTACAAGATCAATAACTGTAACTCAAGCAAGAGCTAACTCTTTAACTCTTAGTCGAACGACTTTCGCATCTGGAGTCGCTGCTAATAGTATTACAGTTGGTGTTCAATCAAATACCACTTGGCAATTACAAAGCGATGTAAATTGGATAACATTTTCGAATATAACACCGACAAATAGAAACGGCAATGGAACATTTACAGCAAATATTGCTACAAATATTAGCACTTCAGCCAGGCAAGGTATAATTACGGTCACCGGTTTTGGTGCACCAACACGCACAATATTAGTCACGCAACCCAGAGCAACCTTTAGTATGGATAGTGGAACATGGAATGTTAATTCTGCAAGTCATGTTATGACAGTGAATGTTACATCTAATTCACAATGGACAGTTAATAGCACAGCAACATGGTTAACAATATCAAACATAACTCCAACTAATCAAACTGGAAATGGTAGTTTTCGTATAAATGTTGCTACAAATAATACTACATTTAATAGAAGCGGTACGATAACTGTAAATGTACCAGGAGCAGCTAATCCAACTAGAACAATTCAAGTTACTCAAACTCGTGCGACAATATCACTTTCACATAATTCATGGACTCCGTCGAGTAACCAAACTAATTTACTTGTAAATGTTACAGCTACAGGAACATGGAATGTTCACAGCAATGCAACTTGGTTAACAGTCGACAGTAGGACAAGTTCTACAATTCCCGGAAATGGTTCTTTTTGGTTAGTTGCAAATGCGAATACTACAACCGCATCTAGGTCTGCAACGATCACAGTCTCTGGTCCTGGAGCAAATACTCAAACTATAAACGTAACACAACCTCGAGCTACGTTGACATTATCTACAAGTTCATGGGATATCTTAGCACCCTCTAATAATCTAACTGTTAACGTAACTTCTTCTGGAACATGGACAGTAACAAGTAATGTCACATGGTTGACTATTTCGAATACAACTCCAAACAACAGACATGGAAATGGATCTTTTAGAATCAACGCAACAACTAATACCACAACAAGTTCTCGAACTGGAACGATAACAGTAACAGCACCAGGTGCACCGACTAGAACGATTTCTGTAACACAGTCAAGAGCAAACTTAACATTATCTGATACATCTTGGACTTTAAATGCACAATCCAATCATACGACAATAAACGTAACATCAGACGTTGTCTGGAATGTTAATAGTAATGTTACATGGTTAACTATTACGAATGTAACACCTGCAAATCGAAATGGAAATGGAAGTTTTAGAATAAATGCTAGTACTAATGATTCAACATCATCAAGAACAGGAACTATTACTGTAACAGCATCTGGTGCACAATCAAGAACAATTACTGTTACTCAATCAAGAGCAACGTTAAATGTTTCTGATACATTCTGGAATCCTTATGCAATTCAAGCAATAACGAATACATTTTTTGTTGAATCAGACGTTCAATGGAGTGTAGAAAGCAGTGCGTATTGGTTGCAGGTAGTTAGAATTCTACCTACTAATCAAACTGGAAACGGAGAATTCGGAATAACATTGGATGCAAACCCAACCTCTTCAAAAAGATCAGCAACTGTAACTGTATCCGCACAAGGAGTACCATCCCATAGCATACTTGTTACTCAAGAAGGTAGTACGTGGAATTCTGATGTAAATGAAGTCTTTTTTTGGAATGAACATACGTTAAGAGTGCATATTATCGAAAAAGAAAACTCTCCACTTGACTTCTTTTTAGTTCACCACGTTCAAGAAGCAAAACGCCAGTGGGGTGAAGCGATCGGGATGAGATTTGTTCATGGAACAAAAGAAAATGCTCATATTTTGGTTTATGGTGGGCCGTTGTTAGATATTAGAGACCATGCTTCTACAGTGTATAGAGTTCCTTTAACAGAATGGTTAGGTTTCGCAAGGTATCCGAGAATGGAATTCCGAGCGAACGTCCTCATACGCAATCAACATCGAACAGTCAGGAGATTTATTGATGGATTTGATACATATACACGCGCAGTAATTTTTATAGGTGCACAACACTTTTCTGGAGATGATTTGTCTTACGATGAAGTAAGAAAATTAACTTTACATGAATTTGGTCATATATTAGGATACCGTGGTCATTCATTACGCTCCAATGATGTTATGTTTGGCTATATTACTAATCAGCCTAATACGAAACTAACTCACGAAGAAATAACACATTTGCGTCAAATATATGAGTATTTTAGAAATTAAGGTGGTTCGTTAAATATGAAAATTTTTATAATTTTATATATTTCCTTTCTATTAATTTCGTGTAATCAAAAAAACATCAATACAGACAATGCGATTATAGGAGACTCATTTCTATTTTTTTCCAGACCTTTAGAAGAAAGTTTACAAGTCTTCGCAACTGATGTAGTTGTTGCTCAATTTGTTGAAAAAACTTCGTTTCAAAATTATTTATATGAAATAAAATTTAGTGTAAAGGAGGTTGTTATAGGTAACGCACCTGAAATAATATTTGTATATATAGATAAAGAACATTTATTGCACCATGTTCGAGATGAAAACAATAACTTTTTGTACAGTTTTGTCTTTGAATTTAACCAAAACACTAATTATCTATTAGCATTGAATGAACATAGTACATTTCATGTTATTTCACAATTTGAAGAATATGGATACTGGTTAATTTCGGGAAATCCTATCATAAATTTAATTAACCCTAATGAAAGTGTAATGTTTCGAACAAGGATACATGAATTTTCAAATGAATTAGATTTTAATGATACATATTTAACTTCTGATGAAATAATAACGACAATATATAACATTACGAAAAATAATCAAGCCATAATTTTAGACGGTTCACCGCGTATTAGAGGAAGTAATTTATACGAAATCATCGAATTAAGTACAGATATAATACTAATAGAGATTGTTGGCAATAGATGGAAAGATCAATCAAAAAATATAGATTTAAACTATATAATTATAACAGATGTTCTCAAAGGATACCTCGAAAAAGATTCTACTTATTTAATGAGATTTTTTGGAAATAGTGTCGAAATTGGTGAAGTTTACATTGTTTCAGTTGATAAATTTGTCAATTCAAGTTTAAACCATACTTCTAGACACGGTATATTCGAACTCGATCGACTCGACGAAATTAAAGCAATCATTGCTAATCAAAATTCGGATAGAACCGAGTAAGATTTTAAGTTCGCTGAAATAAGCAAAATAACTTTGCATGAGTTTGGACATATCTTAGGATATCGTGGTCATTCTCTCCGTCCAAATGATGTTATGTTAGGAGGATTAACTATTCCTCCTAACACTCAGTTAACCCACGAAGAAATAACGCACTTACGTCAAATATATGAACATTTTAGAAATTAAGGTGGTTCGTTAAATATGAAAATATTACAATGTTTGTTAATTTTCTTAGCTTTTATTTTCTCACTAAGTTCATGTTCGAAAATTGAAAAACATAATCCAAATAATTATTATCAAATGATGGGTGAAATGTCATTTGGTACAAAATATTTAGATGATTTTTTACAATTCTCAACGAGTGATGTTGTAACAGCGCAATTTTTTAAAAAAAGATTTTTCTCAACTTACTGGTATGAACTCGAATTTAGAGTCATTGATAGAATAATAGGAGATGCTCCGGATACGTTTTTTGTCTACGTACAGAATGCAACAAGTCGCAATGGAGCACCTTTTTTGAGTTATAATTTTGACATAGATCCTACTTATCTATTAATATTAAGTAATCTCAGCAGGTTTTCTGCTATATCAAATTTTAATGTAAAAAGAACGAGTCACGCTATGCAAAACGTGAATCGCTCTATCTAAAAGCCTATAAAAATCATCTGTTTGTTTAAAACCAAAATCTAAATATTCATCTTGTGTTAAAAACATACAGATCCACCTACTTTTTAAGTTTTTTAATCTCAGTTTCGAGTTTCTTATTTGTTTCCTCGAGTTCTGCAATCTTTTTGTTTGCGTCTTCGAACGCATCAACCACAAGATTATACTCTTTCAATGTGAAAGATTTACCACCGTTTGCTTTTGCGATAACTTTGTACTCGTTAACCTCTTCATCGAACTCCACATGGTCGTACCCCTGATCCAGATAATAATCTAGATCAGAAGGCTCGACAGTGACAATTCGATTGCTTTTTTTAACAATCTTCATGATCTATTTCCTCCCTATTGAATGATGAACTGAACACCAGGTGATAATGTCTCGAACAAAATAACATCATCATATGCTTGCTCATAGTATTTATAGTTACCAAATGAAGCTGCGTTTGGTGTATCTAATCCTACGAAGTCATACTTTTGAGGTGCTGCCATACATGGTACATGGATTAACATCATTTGAATCTGACGAGAACCTGCCGCCTCACGGGCACCAACAGTGAAATCGTACAACGTACGGAAACGAGAAGAGATAACTTCACGGATTTCTACGTTTTCCAACATCTGGATAGCACGAGAAATAACTCCGTTGTTTTGTTGTACGTTGACGTTACGAGTTAATCCTTCAGCGTTTTTCAACACTTTAGCGACAGTAGGCGTTAAGTATAAAACACGGCCTTCACGTGGTACTTCTTGCTCATCCATCTCATGCATCATTCGGTCAAATTGGAATAGAATGTTGGCTTCAGTTAAAGCGATAGTCGTAATTCCGTTTGTTCCGTCAAGTGCTTGTTTCTTCTGGAATAAAGAAGAGAACATCTGCTTATCCATCTCTGGAATTTTCTCAGTATCGTTAAATACACGGGTAATGTTAGCAATAGACGTGACAAAGTTTGTCTCATCGATATCCGATGGATCAACCAATGTGTGCCAGTGACGCTCGTTTTCTAACGTGTAATCAATCCACTGGTTTTCGTAGTTTGCATGGATTTGGCCAACAGTACGACGAGCACGGTCAGTACGTCCATTTTTAATGAATAAACGTGGCACTCTTACGGTGTTGCGTCCTTTCCATTGTAATTTGTTGTTTGATGGTGAGTTCCATAAATGTCGTGAATAGAAATTCCCCTCTTCATCGTAGCGTTTGTGAAGTGCTGCCTGATAAAAGGTAGCATAGTTTAATGTTGCATTATCTGCCATTTTATATCATTCCTTTCTTATTTCCAAGCATCAGCCATAGCTTGTGCCCAGTCATCTTGTCCACCTGATGGTGGCGGTGTTGGATTGCCTGGTGGTGCAAATTGTGGCTTTTTATCATCAGCCGGCGGAGTAGCGGGTTCTTTTGATGTTACCCATTCCGGATATGATTCTTTAAGCTTGTTGATGGCTTCATCTGAGCGGTCATCTCCAAGTAAAGTCATAAACGGTGCTACTCTGTCAGCCTTGATGTCAAAGCCGGTTAATTTAGTTTGGAATTCTCTGTTTTGCTCATCGACTACATATGCATCAAGTTTACCTTGAACTTCTTCCAACGTCTTGGAAGTTGTCTGATATTTATCCGCATCTGTTTTGAGTTCGTCACGCTCGGTTGTTAATGCAGCAATTGAGGTTAAGTGCTTATTAACCGTTTGACCGTGAAAAGCCATGATTTTATCGATAACTTCCGCATCGAGTTCTAAACCTTGTAAATCTGTACGTTTCATAAGAAACACTCCTTTATTTTTCGACCCTTTCAGTCGTCGGGATTCACACGTTTAACGCCATGCCGGGCAATTTTGGGTATAATTTTCGTTAGCGTTGGGTAAACTAAACCATCCAACTTTTTTCTATCTATACCATCTATACCATCTATTATACCCGAATAACTTCATCGGCTGGTCGAGTCGTCGCTTCTGTGACGATTTTTTTATGTGGTTTGTTAACTCATTTGGAAAATAAGTCTCTCTTTTTTCGTGTTCCATTACACCAATTCTACGTTTTAACGCTTCGATGTAGATAATCATGCCTTTAATCTGTTCTTTTAATAGATGCATAGCATTATCGTCGAGCTCTAAAGTAAAAGTGGCTAATTCCGCTTTGTTTAATTTATCAGCAAGTTCGAAATATTCTTGTTTCGCTCGTTCAAGTGGTGAACCATCTGCTTTATTCATTGTTATTCCTCCATAAGAAAAGCACATCCGCTTGAATGTGCTTAGGTTTTAACGGTGATTAATTCTTCGATATCTAATTCTGATTCGATATAGACTTCATTGATTTGTTGGCAGTTGTGAAGTCTTACATCTGTATTAACGAATTCGAATATGGCGATACGTGAGTCATCGACATCATGCAAATCATATTTAAATGCAAAATCCGAAACATTTTTTAACTTATCTAACATTTTCAAATAAACTTCTTCATTTGCACTCTTACAAACCCAATATTTATGTTTTAACATGATATCACTCCAATCCTAGATTTTTGTTCACTTCAACATTCGTCTCCATAGACTTATCAACGATCATTCTATAAGTCTTATTTAAGTCACCACTATTTACTGGCAAGTAATTCTTCATTAGTTGACGGAAAGTTAGATGTGGCTTATTTTTATCTAATTTAACAACTTCATCCCTATCACTCATCATATTCCTAGCTTGTTGTCGATATGTATTTCTAAGTGAATGAGCTTGTCGTGCTTGCATTTCTAATGATTGCGATTTATCTATTCGATTAATGATATCTTTATCATTTTCAACATACCATTTTCGAACTTCTGAATTTCCAAAACGTCCATCTAAATCGCTACGATAAACTACATCTGGTGTGAGTTTTGTTATATTTCTATTATACCCATTATTTTGTAGTTCGGCAACCTTTCGAGGGTCTAAAAATGGATATTTTTTAATATGTTCGGCAAGTTCACCCTTTTGGCGGGCTAATTGTCGTGTTAATCGAGCTTTTTCGAGGTCTGCAACGGCTAATTGTCGTTTTGTGTTATCGATACGCCTTTCTATCTCTTTCATGCGTTGTCGGGCTTTATATCGCTCCTCACCAAGTTCTGGATCTATCGGGTCTTGGTTGTTTGTATTGACTCCTGGAATGAATGGCCATACTTGATGGCGACAATTCACCCCGAGAACCCCATTAGCGTCGCCATAACCAAAATCGTAAATACTTCTAAACTCGTTCGTTGGTGGATTTTCGCGCATATCAACTACAGTACCTTGTACTTCTGAACAACGTGGCGCAGGGTCATCTAATGCACTTACTAACACAGTGTGTACATCAAAATCAGCCATACGCTCCATTCGAATTTCATTGTAAGTGCGGTTATACGTTGAGCGTAAAACCATGTTCAAGTAACGTTCCATGCTCCAACGATTACCTCGTTTATCAACAAATGAAGACGGTATTCCTCTTTGTGCTTGTTCAAGTAACGCACGCTCTAGACCTTGTTTATGCGTCATATTCCCTGCTATGACATTCATTACTGTATTTTCAACTATCTTAGTGAATGTACGTTGTAAGTTTCCTCTACCTAGGTTTGTTGTAATAAGTGTTTGGTTTATAAAATTATCTATATCAGCGAAAACTTGTCTTTGCATACCTCGAACCACTTCTCGAATATTAACCGAACTTGTTGGAGCGGGTAAATGTCGTAATAGCGTCTTATCAACATCATTAAATGAATCTGTTGCGAACTCTATCAAACTATCCCGAATAATCTCAGCACCCACTCCAGATGCTTCTGATAATTTCGCAATCGTTTCACGGTTTATTGCTCCAAACTCTCTTAAAGCCCTTGCGTGCCATTCAGAAATTGCGTATTTATCTCCATGTTTTCGTAAAGAATATGCAATTTTAGCAAATAGTTCATCTTCCATTGCACGGTATAGACGTGTAACGTCTCTTACTGCATCATCAAGGCGTTGCCCATGGTATCTATTCATCTAGTCCGCCCATTGATACTTGCGTCATCATCGTCTGGTACTCTGAGTTAAACATTCGTTCCTCTGCTTGGAGCTGTTCTATCCATTCATCAGCTTCAGATTCAGTCAATTTGAACAACCTCACCATGACTTCTTTCTTCGGTATGAAGTGGTGTATAGAACTTTTAGTATAAAAATCAACTTCTGTGTTACGGTCTGTGAATACCCCATCATCAAAGTCAACTTTGATATCATCAGTCAAAGCGCCGCTATATAAATCAAACACTGATGATAGTTCAAGGATTGAGATGATCAAGTCTTTAATCGCCATACCGATCAATTTAGCATTGTGTGCTCTAGTTTGGTAAGTTTTAGAGTTTTCAGCTAATGGTTATCATTTCATTGCTGGTATACCTATAATTAATCTAAATTTTCCAAATAAAAGTACTATGTGGGGACGAGATATTATCCAATATTCTATTGCCATTGATTTTTCAGATGAAAATTTAAATTCCGCTGAAATCATCGAACATCGTGTTTTATGTGTGAAACTTTTATCAGAGGAAACGATAAAGTAGAAATCATTAATAATAGTGAATATGTTTTAAAAATTGAAATTCTGGAATCATATAGAATAATAGACACCGACACAACAAACGCAGAAGAATACAATGTGAAAATTCTCGATGAGTTAAAAGGTGAAATAGATATTGAACTTATTTATACTTTACGATTTTTTCAAGATACAGTAACTACTGGCGAAAAACATATCGTCGCAGTAAATAAATCATCTATTACTCCATGCAGAGAAGGTATGAATTGGATATTGTATTTTACATCAAGACACGGAATATTCTATTTCGACCGACTAGACGAAATTAAAGAAATCATCGCAAGTCAACAAAAAAATTAATCAAATCAAAAAAACTATTTAAACTCAGACATTTGAGACTGAATAGTTTTCTTCATTTTTTCCCATATTAACATTAACGGATGGGGGTAATGGACATGGAACGAAAAGATGCAACTGATTTTAAAAAACAGCCACTATATATGAAATGGTGGATATGGATATCAATCTTTTTTGTAACCGCATTCCTTGTAAATTATCTCGAAAACAGAAGAGAAATAAACCAAGCCGACATATTAAGTCACCAAACTCGAGATGTATTTTTGGTAGTAGATGATTTAGATAGTGATTCCGATTTTACATTAGATGATGAAAACTTCGACTACTTTTTACATTCTAGTGGGCTAAACGTTTCACACGTAGCTTTTAAAGTAGGAGTCGATATTCCAACTGGGGTTTATTTAGCCATCGCCCATCATGCTAATTTTGGGTATATCCTTATCACCTCAGGCCCATCAAACGATATAAATCATTTATTGTGGCAAAAACACTTTGAAAATCATAGTATTATCGAATTAAACGAAGGAGAATTTATAACAGCTGTACATACCACTCTTATTCCTATCGATGATGCTACGATAATAGGATTTGTCGATGGAATTTTAAGGGCTGGAACCTATAAAGTAGGACGCGATATTCCACCTGGGGTTTATACATTATTTCCCCATGATTATCAAACAGGATTTTTTGAAACTACAACAAGTAGTCATTCTAAATCAAATTCTGTTCTACAAAGTAGAAATTTTGATGAAGCAATTACAATTGCGTTAAATTATGGTGATTATCTATCTTTTAAAAGAGCTGAAATTAGAAAATAATTTTTCATCACTGCCAACCTCAGGCAGTGTTTTTTTATGCAAAAAAATCGTTACAAGCAAGGATAACTCACTTGAAACGATTTAATTTATTTAGACATATTCACCATTTAAGAAGATAACTTCTTCTGTACCATCGGTTTTTATACCGATAACAGACATATCATCTGTTCCGAACATAAAGTCAACATGGACAGTTGAAACATTAATCCCATGATCAATTAACTCCTCAGACGACATTTCAGTACCACCGACTAAGTTATGAGGATAAGCTTTACCGATTGCTAAGTGACAACTTGCATTCTCATCAAATAATGTATTATAAAATAGTGTACCCATTTGATTAATTGGCGATGTTTTTTGCACTAAAGCTACTTCTCCTAAACGATTTGAGCCTTCATCCGTATTGATTAAATTTGCTAAAATATCTTGGTTGGTATCAGATTTAAAATCAACAACAATTCCGTCTTTAAATGTAATGTCTATTCCTTCAATTAAATTCCCCATATAAGAAAGTGGCAAAGACGCAACAACACGTCCATTCGTACGATTACGATCTGGTGCCGAGAAAATTTCTTCTGTAGGAATGTTCGGGAAGAAAATCACGCCATCACCAGCAAGACTGCCGCCACCTTTGAAAATATGATTTTTAGGCATACCAACTGTAATATCAGTACCTAAGCTATTTTTAAAACGTAGTGCATCAAATTGAGATTCGTTTAAATATTTTACTTTTTCAATAAATGTCTCGCGGTGAGCCTCCCAAGCTGCTATCGGATCTTCACCATCCGCTCGTGCTGCTTTTAATATTTGCTCACCTAGCTTTTCAACAGCCGCACCAACTGATAATTCTGGAAATACTTTTTTTGCCCAACCGATCGACGGTAAAGCACATATACTCCATCTAATTTTATGAGAACTCGTTAACTTAGAGTGATTCTTTATCTTCGGTCCCGCTGCTTTACTAAATCTTGATAAACGAGTTGGTTCTACACCACTTAAATAATCTGGGTCTTCACTTACTATATGTAAATAAACTGCACCTTTTGCGTCCCAGTATGCATAACGATCTACCATCCACTGTGGATATTCATCAAAAATACTATCATCAGCACGCATATACTTTGCTCGTGTTGCCACACTATCCGACCAGTTCATTATAACTTCAGACGCACCTGCGTTATAGGCAGCATCTAAAACCATGCGTCCAAACTCAGCTGCCGCAACATCACAACCAACAATAACTAACTGTCCTGGTTGAACATTACCACCAGCACGTACCAACAGATTTGCGTAATTCTCTAAAACCTCTTTTTTCATCTTAACCACCTAATATATTACTGACATAAAAAACATAATTTAATTATACACCAACAGTTACCAATTTGCAAACTTAGAATTGTGATTTTTTTCAAATTAGCACAAAAAATCTTTAAAAGGTGCATAAAATCTACGCACTTTCTACATAGCTCTCAATTCCATCCATTTTAACAGAAATCATAGAAGTGATACCTCGTTCTTGCATTGTAACTCCATACAAAATATCAGCAGCTTCCATGGTTCCACGTCTATGGGTGATAATGATAAACTGTGTCTGGTCGCTAAATTTTTTCAAATAACTCGCATAACGGTTGACGTTTGCCTCATCAAGTGCTGCCTCGACTTCATCGAGAATGCAAAATGGAATAGCTCTGATTTTTAAGATACCAAATAGCATCGCGATTGATGTTAATGCTTTTTGTCCCCCAGATAACAAAGTCGATGTTCCAAGTTTCGTACCAGGCGGCCTGGCGATTATATCGACACCTGTATTTAAAAGATCAGTTGGATCAGTGAGTATCAGGTCTGCTTGCCCTCCACCAAACAATTCTTTAAAGGTTTCAATATAATGAACGCGTACTAAATCAAATGTTTCCTTGAATTTAACGACCATTTCTGCGTCCATTTCGTTGATTGAAGCTTGTAAATTGTCTGCTGCAAGGGTTAAATCTGAACTCTCTCGTTCTAGGAAATCATAACGTTCTTTCACTCGATCGTATTCATCCAAAGCACCGATATTGACATTTTTGTAACGTGAAAGCTGCTTCTGATAACTTAATACTTCAGCACGCGCCCCAGCAACATCTGCTCTTAACGGGTAATGCTCTGTTGCATAATCAAATGTCATTTCATATTCTTGCTCAAGTTTTGCGATAGCAAGATCAATTTTAACATCAAGCTTACCCATCTCACCTGAGAACTTATTTAATTCGCTATTTAACTCACTCCACATACGACGATTTTCACGAGTTTCTAGCTCCAAAATCTTTATGTCTTCTGTTAACGTGACAAGTTTTTCTCTGTTTTGACGTATTGTCAATGTAATTTCATTTTTATGATCTTCGCTTTGTTTTATTTCAATTTCATTTTTTTCTAATGTTTCGAGGAGTGTTAGTTTATGATCATCACTATTTGCCAAATCGTGTTTTATTCGTTTTAGTTCTGCAATATGATCATTATATTGTAAATTAATTCTTTTAACATTTTCAAGCTGGCTATCTCGCCTGGCAACTAAAGTAGCAAGTTCAACCTTTACTTCATAACTTAATCGAAGTTGATCTTCACTTAATTTACTAATTTGATTTTTAATTTCTTGAAGAACATTTTCTTGATTAAGTAATGTTTCTTCAAATTGATGAAGCTCATGTTCGAGATTTTGTTTACTTTCTTCGAAATTAAGTAATTTGTCTTCTAGTTTTAAAAGTAATTCTTGATGATATACAATTTGTTGATTTTGTTTTAAGACAGCAGATGTAAATTTTTGATTAATCGCCCCTCCAGTCATTGAACCACCAGGATTGATAACATCACCTGATAAAGTAACGATCCGGTAACGATGTCCCATATTGCGTGCAATCGAATTTGCATCGTCAAGATTTTTTGCTATAATAATGTGTCCCACTAAGTTTTCAATGACATTTTTATATAATGGGTCATATGTTAAAGCATCGCTTGCTATTGTAATAAATCCATCCAGCGTTTTTAATTTTGATATTATATCAACCGGTATGAGACGGCTTTTCATATTCGTTAGTGGTAAAAATGTTGCGCGCCCTTGTTTATGTTTTTTTAAATAGTTGATTGCGTGTTTTGCTGCGTGTTCGTTTTGTGTAATTATTTGACTTGCAAGGGGGCCGAGTATTACCTCAAACGCCGTTTCAAATTTTGGGTCAATTGTCACGAGTTCGGCGATTGCTCCTTCGATTCCTGAGAGTTTTTGCGCTTTTTTTGCACGTAGAATTTGTTTTGTTCCTTCGCTAAACCCGACAAAATCTTCTTTTGCATCAATTAAAAATTGTAATTGATTTTTTACACCTTCATGTCTGAAATGAAGTCTTTGTGCATCTTCTATCGTTTGACTAATTTTTTGTTTGTGGGTTAAAACGTCATCTTCTTTTTGTCTATAAATTAAGTTTTGAGTTTCGAGTTTCGCTTCAAGCGGTTTAATAAATTTAATTTTAAATGCTTCTTGGTCATAAATTTTCTTTTGTTCAATTTCATTATCGCTACTTTGTGCAAGATCTTTTGCATTTTCAAGTTCATTTTCGAGATTTTTTATATTTTTAGTAAGTTGTTCAACTCGTGCTTCAAGAGTTGCTTTATTAATATTTGCATTATTCATTCGCTCACGAATTACATCAGACTCTCCCCGCTTTTTCTGCGTCATTTCGGCAATATTGGTTAATTCAAATTGTAAATCTTGAATAAAATGAGTTATTTCTTGGTGGCTTTCTGTTAATCTTTCATGTCTTGACTCATCTTCATTTTGTAGATTTGACAATTTCAGGATTTCTCCTGTTAAAATTTCGTTTTCTTTTTTTAATGAGTTTAGGGCATCATTATCAATTTTAATATCGTGAGCTAAAAGTCTAATTTCTTGATCAGAAAGTTTTTCTTTTAAATCAAGGTACTCTCTTGCTTCTTTTGCTTGGACTCTTAAAGGTTCAATTTGATTCTCAAGCTCGCCTATTATATCTTTTGCACGCCTTAGATTTTCATTTGTGTAACCAAGTTTTCTAACCGCTTCTTTTTTTCGGGTTTTATATTTTAAAATTCCTGCTGACTCCTCTAAAATTAACCGACGATCTTCAGGTTTTCCTTCTATTACTTGTTTCACTTGATCCTGTGAAATCATTGATAAGGAGTCATGACCGATTCCAGAATCCATAATTAAATCGGTAACATCTTTTAAACGAGCTTTTTCACCGTTAATTAGATATTCTCCTCCGCCTGAACGAAAGATTCGACGAGTAATACTGATTTCATTATAGTCTAGTGGCAACTCTTTTGATTCATTATCAAGCACAATGGTGACTTCTGCCATATTAAGAGGACGTTTATCATCAGTTCCAGCAAAAATAACATCCTCCATTTTCCCACCACGTAAAGACTTAACAGATTGCTCACCTAAAACGAAGCGAATCGAGTCTGAAACATTACTTTTTCCACTACCATTTGGACCAACAATAGCTGTTAATCCTTTATCAAAATTAATTATTGTTTTTGTTGCAAAGGATTTAAATCCGATAGCTTCAATTCTTTTTAAATGCATCATTATCACCATTAAACCAAATTATCTTGTATCATTATAACACAAAAAAGTGCTATCTTCTACACGAATTGCCAATTTTATCAGATTAGACAAAATTAATTGTTAAAATTTCGTAAATTTTTCATAAATTTGTTGTAAATTTTCGTAATTTCCGCTATAATCATTAGTGGCAAAAAAAAATTATTTTTTATGATTTTTGTCTATACTAAAAATGATGATTGAAGTAGTTAATAAACTACTATCGGAGGTTAATTAAATGCAGTTCTTACAGGACGTCTTATCGAGTATACCCGTACAACTCGCTGGTGCTATTTTCATTTTCTTATTCGGTTTACATTATTTAGCAGAAGGGCTAAAAAATGCTGCTCAAGATAAGTTAAAATCATTTTTTGATTTCGCAGTAAAAAACCGAGTAATGGGTGCTTTATTTGGTACAATTATCACAGCGGTAACTCAAAGTTCAACAGCTGTAACTGTCATGACAATCGGCTTTGTTAATGCTGGTGTAATGTCGTTACTACAAGCCGCAAGTATTATTGTCGGAGCAAATATCGGGACAACTTTCACTAGTTACATAATGACAATCAGATTTGATGCTTTCGTTCCAGTACTTATGGTAATCGGTGGACTCTTATTCTTATTTTTAAAAAAAGAAAAGACGAAGTCGCTTGGTGTTGTTTTATTCGGTTTTGGATTATTCTTCATCGGACTTACTCAAATGTCGGATGCGATGCGTCCATTAAGGGATTCTCAAATCTTCATCGATGCGATTATCTGGATTGAAGGTCGTGTTCTACTAGGACTTTTAGTTGGTGCAGCATTAAGTGGAGTTTTAAACTCGTCAACTGCCGCTAAGGGTATAGTTATCATGCTTGCTTTTGAGAATATCATAACATTAAATGTCGCAATGCCATTAATCTTTGGTATTAATATCGGGACATGTTTTACAGCATTACTATCTAGTATTCAAGCTAATAAAAATGCAAAACGTGCTGCGGTATTCCATTTGCTTTTTAGTATTATTGGGACAATAGTCTTCTTACCATTTATAAATCAATACACGGCATTTATTGAAAGCATTCCTTGGCCTGGAGATAGTGTTCATTACCAAGTTGCAAATGCTCACACAATATTTAATATTGGAACTGCAGTAATATTCTTATTTATCCTCAACCCTGTATTAAAATTAATAAATTTATTAATTAAAGACGAAGAAGCTAACGAGAATTTAAATCCACTTGATTCTAGATTCTTAAATAGCCCTGCTATTGCCTATGACCAAGCATTTAAAGAAAGTTTAAAAATGAGTGAACTTGCTTTAAAAAATCTAGAGCTAGCAACTACTTCATTAATTTCAAAGAATACCGATAAATTTAAAACATTTCATTCTAATGAAAAAAAATTAAACAAGTTAGAATATGAAATTTCACAATTTTTAACCTCAATCCATTCAGAACAAATGACAGAGGCATTAACAATTAAAATCTCCTCAACTATCAAAATAATCAGCGACATCGAGCGTATTGGTGACCATGCTAAAAATATCATGGAAGGTGCTACTGAACTCAAGGAACAAGATTTATCTTTTTCAGACAAAGCGCTTGAAGAATTAAATCAAATTATCAACAAAACTTTAGACGCAGTTAAGGCGGCACACTTTGCTTATTCAGAAAATGATATTACGCAAGCTGCTGTTACTGTTGCTTTTGAGAACGAGATTGATACACTTGAAGAAACATTAAGAGACTCACATATCGGACGATTAAATACAAAATCTTGTAATATTGGAAGCGGAATTGTGTTTCTCGATGCGATTTCTAATTTAGAACGAATTGGTGATCATTGCAAAAATATTGCTGAGTACGTTATTAAACAAAACGCCTCTTAATCGATAAATAAAAGTAGCACCGCTAAATTAGTGCTACTTTTATTATTTTCTTTTACAGTTAGTCATTAATTAAAAAATGGATTTGTATTTTTTTCATGTCCAATTGTTGTCGCAGGTCCATGCCCAGAATAAACAATTGTTTCATCGGGTAATGTGAATAACTGAGTATTTATACTCTTTATAAGTTGATTATGATCTCCATATAAGAGGTCTGTTCTGCCGATTGAGCCTGCAAACAACGCGTCACCTGAAAATAACACTTTATCCTCTTGGAAATAAAACGCGATACTTCCTCGACTATGTCCTGGAACATGGAAGATTTCAATCTCAAGATTCATCAATCCAATGGTCGTATCTGTATTTATAAATGTATACTCGCTGAAATCTTTGATGCTTATTAATTCGCGACCGGTTTTTGATGATAAATTTACATCGGGGTCGTTGAGGTAGACCTTTTCGAGTTCATGTGCGTATACTGGGATGTTGTATTTTTTTTGCACAGTTTCGAGGGCGCCGATGTGATCGAAATGGCCATGTGTTAATAATATTGCTTGTGGTGTAAGGTTTCGCGCGTTTAGATACCCTATGATTTTTGTTGCCTCAGCTCCGGGATCTATTACTAAAGCATCTTGACCTTTTGAGATAATATAACAGTTCGCTTGATAGTCGCCTACGGGAATCGGATAAATTTTGATCATAAATTGCCACTCCTAAATAAAAAATATAGTACTATTTTAACACATTCTGAAAAAAAAATCAGCAACTTTTCATTGAACATTCACTAATGGGTAAAATAATGGTATAATACAAAAAGTGAAGACGAGCGTATTAGACACGAAAAGTATCCTGTAGGGAGATTTTTTACGAAGTAAATAAATTAGCCCAAAGGATAATCTCGAGT